GACGAGGTAGCCAGAAATCCTCAAGCATACTCATATGCTTACGGTCATCACGAATTTCACCAGTTGCAGAATCGTATACCACTTTATTTCTGTACCTTCCCATAACTTCTCGGAGGTACTGTTCTGCTTTAATTTTAGGTAGATTGCCTACATCAATGTAAAAAATTCTACGTTCTGGTGCACGAGACAATCTGTAGATAACCAGAGAGTCTTCGATCATTCTTAGCTGGTTTACCGACTTGATAGCCTTATACAAATAGCTAAGAACCATATTTCTATTATGATCAAACAGTCCAGATGTTACATAAGTAACTGCATCGTTTGAAATTTTAATTCCGTTGGCGTCTGAACCTTTATATCCTCTTGGGAAATAAATGTAATATTCAATAAACTCACCATAGTCATACTTCTGACCTTCCATGGTGGTTAAAGAATCTACATTCTTCTGCCTTTTAATTTCTCTAACTCTTTTAATTTTTAGCGAATCAATATACCTAAGTTCTTTGATACCTTCCTTTGGCTTATCAAAGTCAATAATTTTATGGTAATATAACCTTCCGTCAATATACCAACGACGGAAAATATTATGGCACTTTTTATCAAAACTTAGTAGTCTTAGAATATTTCCAAATTCATCTTTAATTGCTTTTTTAATTTTATCGCTTGCTTCTAGTGTAGATAGTTCTACTGCTACTGGAGCATAATCTAAATCACTACTAATTGCTTCGTTGATAATATCATCAATAGCACTATCAATTTCAGGGTGTAGTGCAATTTCTCTATACTTTCTAACCAGCTCAAATTCGTTGTTGTGTTGACCAACACCGTCTAGGTCTAAGTATTGACCAAAATAGGCACCTGCAGCTACTACTGAGGTGCCATCATCATCATTAGGAGGCGCTGGTGAGAACGCCTTTGCTGGTTTCTTTCTTCTATCTTCAATTGAGAAACCAAATAATTGAGTCATAATAATCCTAAAAACTCTTTATATAGTATTTAGTATCAAACTGTATCCTTGGTAACTTCAAAGAAGTTGTACTGGAACTCTACAGTGAACTCTTCAATTTGGTCATTTGCTTCAAAAGAAAGATCAATTGAAGAAATTGCTGAAGGCCACGCATCATAAAATTTGTATGCACGAATGGTTTCCATTCCATCTGCGCCGGGTTTATTTGGATTTGTTGGAGTTTTATCTGGAGTTTGTCCATCTCTACTGAGTTGGAATACAGTCATGTCTACACAATAAGATGCTCCACCATCTGCACCATAACCTAACTGAGATACGTTTTCAGTTAGTGCATTAATTCCTCTTGACCAAGTTTCAAATGCTTTACGAACTTCAAAATTACCATCATTAATAACGGTAACTGACCATGGCTCAAAAGTTCTGTCTCCCGCAACTTTGAGCATTCTTCCACGATATGGAACTTCAATAGTACCAATGTTTGATGCTGGAATTTGAGCTGTTTTTACTAAAAATTCAGCTTGAGCAGTTAAATTTCCAGATGAAGATCCATTAACGGATTGAATATCTGCAATACTTGCAAGATCGTTAGGAAAATTTAATCTAACGAGGAATAGGTTAGGTCTTGCCCCACCTTTTTTTAAATATGATTTGAAATCTGAAATACTCTTAGCCATTGTGTTCTCCTAGATGGTTTACAAAAAATTAATTACTGAGTTAGTTCGCCAAAGGAAATGCCAGTTCTTGTAGCAATAAAGGTAATGGTAATAAAGTTAATGCTTCTCGCAGGTTTAACATAAATCTCAGCATTAAATTCATTTCTATCAATGACATCAGCAGTATTATTAGTTTCGTCACATACCACAAGGAAATCATAAATTCCTCTTCTACCTTGAACCCCTCTGAGGTAAGGCTCTACTGCAGCTTTGAATGAACTTCTAGTTACTTCATCATTAATTTCAAACAGCTGGAATTTAGAGAATCTTGCAATGTTCTTTTCAATTTCAATAAAGAGTCTGCGAACATTGATTCTATTGAAAGCACTAGGAGAAGATAGTGCAGTCTTATCTCCGAAAAGAACAATACCTTGACCTGGGAAGGAAACAATTGGGTTGATTCTATTTGTATAGAGTCTGTCTCTTTCTGATTGCTTAGGTGAGTATGCAAGCTTGGTTGCATTTCTTAGATTACCTCTGTTATAACCTGCTGGTGAGAACCAAGTTTCTGAATTAATAGTGGTATTAATGCAAAGACCTGCAACGTCAGCAGCACAAGGTACGTAGCGATAAGTGTCATTAAACTTATCATAGATGTACTTATATCCAGAGTCAAACATTGCAAATGAGCTACTTGCAATTCCACTGAAGAAATCTACGATATTTTCAGTTTTAACAGCACTAGTGGAACTGTTAATTACATCTGATCTTCTTGGGGAGATTACTGCTACGCAATCTCTTCTTGATTCTGCGATATCAATTAGCTTAGCTGCTCTATCAGCAGTGATGCTTCCTGGGATTAGAAAATCTACATCATTAAAATTCTCAGAATCTCTGAAAAGTTCATACCCACTGGTTACTGCAGCTGCGATATCAGATGCATCGGTAACAAAATCATAATCAGTTCCACCTGATAGACTGAACCCTAAGGTTGGGGAACCTGAATTTAAAATTGGTGAGAATACTTTATTTGCACTATTGGTTTCTCCGATAGTAGCATTAGTCACACCCTCAAGGCTAATTTTTGAAGTGCCAATAAAATCAATTCCAGTTGATTGTCCTGGGAATACATACTTAGATCTTTCTGCTAGTGCATTATAAAAATACATTAGTGACCCATCTAGAGTACTACCATCTTTTGCTTTTGAAACAAATAGATATTTTTCTAGAATTGTATTTGGAGTGCCAGAAACATTACCATCTTCATCAATAACCAGAATGTGCATTTCATCAAACTTACCGCCTTTAGCAGCTACTGACGCAGATGTTCCTGGCTGAGGTGCTACATCTCTCCACTTTAATCCAGATGCGTACTCAAGAGTATCATAGTAAGTATTATTTACTCCATTTGGTGCAATTTCTCCAGCTGCAACTAGAACTACAGGAGTTCCAGCATTATCTGTGATGCTATAAGTAGAAGTTCCAGTGGATGGAATTCTCTTAGTGCTATCATTTAGAATAATGTGGAGTGTATTTGCAGTGGTGTCTACTTTGTAGATCCATCCAGTGCCAAGTAGAGTTCCGCCATTTAGAATTCTAATTGCATCTCCAGCAACTACTGAAGGATCTGCTCCAGTATAAGTAATTACTTGATCTGCACCGTGATCAACTGCAACTACTTTAATTGAATTGAATAGTGATCCAGCACTTCTACCTGCAAATTTGAAAGCAGGTCCGCTATAATTATCAAAATCAAACTTACTTTTAATGATAAAATTAGATAATCCAGCATCAGATGAAGAGTTTAATACAATATTTGAGCTTGTTGGTCTTACTACAGCTGCGATGCCACCATACTGGATAATGGTTAGTGCAGCAAACCAAGACTCGAAATTTTTATCATTTGGCTTACCAAATGTTTCTACTAATTCTTTTTCACTAGTAATGAAAGTTACGGTATCTACTGGGCCAGTTTCGGCAGCAATTACAACTGCTCCAACATTTTGGTCAGATACATTAATTGTAGGAGTTAAATCAACTTCCTTAATAGATACTCCAGGTGAAGCAAACGCCATGTTTATTACCTCTATGAGATTTCTTTTCTCAAAACTATTTATTTATCTTTGTATTTTGAGGTCACTTATACTCCCACATGTACGCCATATCACCATATTCATCTACATTCCATTTATTATCTGTAGCAGAAGTCCAGTAATCTCCTTTTGTGTCTACAAATGTAGTTTCGTCATCAGTCAGGCCATCCAATATAAAACCAAATGGAGCCATATCCTGCTCAATAGCCTCTCTTTGATCTTCAAAAATTCTTTTCCTAACGTCATTTGAAGTAAGCTCCCTAAAGTAAGGTTGAGTAGATAACCAGGAGAAAATTACAAGACACATTGCAAGGTCATCATTACATCCTTCTTCTGCATTAAAGGTGTCGCTTTTTTGAATGAATGTAGTAAGCTCACTAATAATATCGTAGTCAGGAATCAATAATTTATCATCTTCAATCAATGCTTTTAGGTTAGCACAGCCATATTTTTTAACAGCTTTGGTCATCTTGACTCCTAGCTGTGCTTTGTTGGAGAACCCAGTGCCAACTAACTGTCCAGCACGACCCTTCATTGCACACATGAGCAAATTATCATATTCAAGATCAAACTGAAGAATATCTGCTACCTGCCCACCAATATCATTGACTTCAACGAGCACATTAGCATTATTGTAATTTTTACCTACAGTGTCGATAATGTTGGGAAACAATATCGGTTTGATTTCGTTGTTTTTATATTTTGCTACTAATTTATATGGAATAGTAGTTACATCAATAACAGCAAATGCAGAGTAATCATTTCCAACTCCTCGTGCAACGTCAACAGTCATTACATAGTCATGACCTTCTATTACATCTTCATATACATCCAATCCACCACTTCTTTTTAGTGGATCTTCATACACCATGGTACGAAGTTTATTTGGATTGATAAGTGTATCAACAGATCCTAGGAAGGTACATTCAAACTCCTGCTCAAACTGTCGTTGAGAAGTATTTGCAATAGTCTCTTCTTTCCACTTTTGGTCTCTGCCTGGAACATCCCACCAGTTAACTTCAAGTGGTGTATAACTGTTCTTTTTTCGTTCTGCATCATGCCAGAACTTGTAGAACATGTTCATTCCATTTGGCGTGGAAATAATAATAACTTTGGTTGTCTTACCAGATGAAATAGTCGGATATACAGAGCTAAAGAACTGCTCTGCAATATGATTCGGAATGAACGCAAATTCGTCCAGGAAGATGATGTTAAAAGAGTTACCTCGGACAGCAGACGATGAGGTGGAAGCAGCAATAATCTTAGATCCGTTCTCTAGCTCCAGCGAGCCACGGTTCCAAGAACCCACGCCCTGCTGTAGCCATTTAGGTAGATTTTCATAGGATAACTGCAATCTGGATAGAAGTTCCCTTGAGGTCTCCGCTTTGTTTGCAAGAATCGCTATTTTTACGTTTGGGTTGAAAAGAGCATAGTGAAGTAGGTAAGAAACCACAGTTGTTGACTTACCAGTTTGCCTAGGAAGCTTTGCAATATTGAATCTATGCTTGTGAAAATTATCAATTAATTTTTCCTGAAAGTCCCACATTTTAAATGGAACCAAACCTTCGTCAAGAGAAACAATTTTGATATATTTTTTAGCAAAATAAATTGGATCCTCTTGACACTTTAAATATTCTTCTAACTGTTCAGACGTAAATTGCATCTGAACGTTAGAAGGTTTTAGGTTAGGATTACCTTTATAACTAGATCTTTCACTCATAGTAATAATTATGCGTTTTTACTTCTTGGTATAAACACTGTTTTTTGTGGTACTGGTTTTTGATACTGTGGCCCTGTTGTCATTTTTCGTGCCACTTCTGCTTCATGAGGGTTATTAGTTTCATCTCCGAGTTTTCTAATCTTTGCTTGTTTTTTGCGTCGGTTGTGATCTGGATCAATTTCAAAACTTACTGAATCTGCTTCAGCCATAAACTGTGCGAATGATTTACCTTCTTTCATTGTACGGAGTCTCCTTGAATTCATTTCCCATGCCTCTGGTCCATATGAACATTGAGATTTAGTTTCTTCTTTTTCACACAGATGGCAATAGCGTACCTCTTCCTTTTCTTCTTTGACGGCTTTTTTGCCGTTTCTCCATTCTCCTTTAAGTTTTTTTTCCATCTTGAGTAAATGCTTGTAGTAATCTGGAAATTCTGCTATATGCTGAAGTGCAATATTGTAGGCTTCGTCATGCTTGGTGACATGCTCTCTTTCTACAGTAGAACCAATTTCAGCTTGTCTGATAACGTAATCTACTGAGACGCCATGCTTTTTAGCGATCTCTTTTTCTGTAGGAACTCTTTTGTGTGCCATTATCCACCTACAATCTGCACTTCAGTAATGTGTCCTGTAGCAGCGCCATTTCCATCAGGTTTTACAGAAAACTTGATTGAATTGGAAAGAGTTGCAGTTCCAGTGAATGCAGCGTATGCAGATGAATCTAGCGCAACTGTAATTGAAGTATCGGTAACTGCTGTAACTGCTAAGTGTGCAATCCCAGTATTGTATGCAGCAACGGAAGATCCAGTAAGAGTTACATAATCACCAACTGCAAAAGGATGCCCAGGAGTACCAGTATCAAGTGGAATATTCATTACAGTATTTGTTGCTCCTTTAGTGATTGAAGTAATTCTTACCTTTTTAGGAGTTGCACACTTTACAATTTCAGAATTTTCTTTTGGAATATGAAAATCATTTCCATCTACTGCAGTTGGATTGCCACCCCAAGCAACATGAATTGCGTCACTTGCATCAGCAGTGAAACGATAGATTCCACTTCTAACAATGACAGCTGCAGATTGAACAGCATTGCCACCAGTGCAAGCTACTGCAGAAATATTTTGCACAACTTTAAGTACAGACATTAAAATACTCCTATTCTTCTATATTATTTATTTTTGATTGTTTTAGAAATTTTTGAAGTTCTGCAGTAGATCCAACAAACATAGTATTATTAATAGTAGATGGACCCTTCTGAGGAACATCTCCTTCAATAGTTTTCATTTTCTTTTGGAGATCAATGAGTTTATCAGTCATATCTGACACATGTTTCATCCCCTGGAAAGCAACTTCATATGCTCTTGGGTGATCACTACTTGAAGCTACGTCTATAATTCCGTCTATAGCTTTTTGACCTTTTTGAATTAACTTGTATAGTTGATTTCTGCTATACTGATAATCGGATTCAATATGATCCAAGTCTGAATCTACTTCTACAATTTCTGTAGAGTCATCAAAATCTTTAGGGATTATATTAAAGGCATCGTCTAAATTATCGTATGTTGGCATAATTAGTTAGTCCAAATTTCATTAAATCCAAAATTGTCATCTGCTTCAACTAATAAATCATCTGCAGAATTAATTTGACCATCATCATTTAAATCTTCCAATGCTTTAGGAGTCACACTATAAGTCACATACCTATTAGCATTGATAGCAGTTCCGATATCAATATTGACTTTTTTGATAACATCAGAAGTAGTGACGGGACCGTAAATATAACTTTTGGCGGTAAATGTTAAAGTATAAATAATTGTTCTTCTTTGAGTAAAGTCTCCTTCATAATCATCTTGAATAGAAACATTATTCAATAAAATTGGAATATCTTTCTTCTCACTGGTTTCTGCTACCATGTTAATAGTAATTGAAAAGTATGGCTGGAAGAAAGGTAAAATTTGTTCTATAATTTGAACAGCATCATCATTATTTTTACTAATAATTCCGACTTCAAAATCTAAATTGTATGGAACCGGTAAGTAATGTGAATAACTTTTTTCAGTTTCACCTGATTTTGCAGTTCTGCATACTTGAGTTGGTCCAAGTTTTCTTGATGCATCATATGAAATTGACTTTAGCTCAAAAGAAATTCTTGGTAACTGAATTTGAGTTGGTCTCCTCTTATCTAAATCTGATTCTGCTTCTACTCTTGCAAGAAACTTTTCCATGGGTCCGTATGCAAGAGGAACCTTAATTGTTTGTTTAACAACTCCATCTTTATCTTTACGACGAAGTTCTATATTGTTGAACAAAGTTCCAAATCCAATAATAGTTTTACGAATAGATTCGTTATAAAAATGTGTACCTAACATTAAAAATCTCCCATATTTGAATATTCACCAAATGGATTTTTTTCAGACCAGTCAATAATTTGATCTGCCTCATCTTCAAACCATTTGTTTTCATTGAAATCATCATTATCATTTTCTATAGAACTGAACGAATAAATTGCCCATTCAGCTCCACTGGATTGTCCAATTAATAAATCATTATCAACAAACGTTCCTACTATATCTATAACCTCAATCTGTTTAGCACTAACATCATAACGTACTACTTCCGCAGTTGCACCACTAACAGAACCAACTACAGTTTCTTTATATAAATAAGTTCCTTTTGGTACTAATATTGCCTGTGCAGTTGCCCCAGTTCCTGCTCCATTGATTGCAATTCCTGGAACTGTATTGTATCCTAATCCTGGATTAGTTACATTTATAGCAACAACTTTTCCAGCAGATATAGTTGCAGAAGCAGTAGCCATAACAGTTTGTCCAACTGAACCAAACGCTACTGTAGTAGATGCAGCAATGTAATTATTTCCTTGATTTGTAACATTAATTTGTTTAATTCCATCACTAAGTTGAAATGTAATAGAATATCCTTCAGATCTTCTAATTTTATCTATTTCAGATACTCCAGTATCTAACCTTTCACTGGAGTCTTCCATAACTTCACAGACCAATTGATATGTTGCAATTTGTCCTAATTGCCTAAATGGTTTATTGTGCTCTACAAATTTAATTTGAAATAATTGATTTGTCAGTGGAAAATAAATTACATCGCCCTCATTAGGTCTTTTATTAGTAATTAAATTGTTTGAATTATCTATTAAATCTTCCCATCTTCTTTTTGAAATTATAAACGTAGCTTCTTCTGCAATTCTTACTCCAAATTTAGTTAATAATGTTCCTTCTCCCGTAAATCCTTCATAGTTTGATAGGTACATTTCAATCATATAATTTTCATCAAACTTAACTAATGTATCTTCTCCGAATAAGCGATCTGATATGTCAACTTCTCTTGGTAAATAATAAACATCAAATCCATATATTTTCAAAGACTCTATGATTAAATCTTCATAGAGTCTTTGTTCAGATGAAGTTCCGTGGGAAAAGTAAACGTTTTTCATTATCCTACCATATCAAGTGGTGGTAAGGAATAAGTTGTCATTAAACTTTCTTCCAATTTATCTATTTCTTGTGTTGCGTCATCATATAATTGACGACCATTAAATGTTACTCCACCTGGCATTTGAATTCCTTCAAATTTTGATAAATTTTGGCCCCATTGTTTTTTTATCAATGCAGTAGTATATTTTTTAAGCCAGATATCATCATACATTTTAGTGAAATCATTTGGATTCAAAGCACGATAACAATCTATTACAATAAAATCATCGACTGATTGCATACCCCAATCTAGATCTACGTATAATCTATTTTGAACTTTAGTATATCTAATATCTTTGTTTCCTTCTAACATAAAATCCAAGGTCTCAAGATATGTCAAAACCATATAATAATTCATAATATCATATGAATAAAAATTATAAAAATCATTCAAAAAAAACTGATATCTAAAACCAAACATATTATTGACAAAGGCATTAGATACTTTAAAAATACCTTGAATTCCAATGACATGATCTGGAACTGTTAGATATCCTCTACCTTCTTCAAAATTTAATGTTCTTGAATTGTCAGAATCATTTGTATCAGTTTTAGTTGTAGTAAAATTACGTTTTTTGCCGTTATCAATATCTTCTTGAGTAAGTTTGTATTTTAGATACATTCTTTCCATGCCATCAAATGCTCTATTATTAAACATCTGAATAGCATCATCAATTAGGTCTTCAATTTGATCATCGTCCACATTAATTTCAATCACTGGCTTCCCAAGTTTACGAAGACAATATTCTTTTAATTGTGTTCTACTACTTGGTTTTGCCATTATTCTGACCTTTTAGATTTGGTTGGTTCTTTTTCAATTTTTGGAGGTTCATCAAATGATCCTCCATCCGAAACACTAGCTTCTTTAGACATATTATTAATGACATTGGTGAGGTAAATTATTTTAGCCTCAAACATGATATTTTGTGATGTCAACTCAGTAATTCTTTTTTGCATCACTGATAATAAATTGCTTATTTCATCTTGATTCATAATTTATCTCCTAGTAGCTTCCTCCATCAATAGTTGTAGTCCAAACTGGAACTCCAGAACTATTTACAGTTAAAATTTGATATGATGTAGTAACATCAGAACCTGTACCAGGGCTTGCCATATTTGCAGCTGCTGTTGAGGTTAAACGTTTATATGAATCAAAAAATGGAATTCCTTTATTTACGCCATCATCTAATTTGACTGTCTTAAAATATGCGCTTCCCTTTGTTCCAGAAAATACATTACTATTATTTGTAGCTTCTGGGATGTATGTAAAATAATATGTGGTCACATCCTCAGATTCTCCAGATTCATCATATCCAAAAAATCCAGTTTTCAAACTTTGATTATAGTATTTAAATTCAATACCACGATCCATATTATCGTCTGTTGCCTGGGTAAATGTAAATTCAGTTCCGCTTAAAATAGCTCCAGTAATTGCTGAACTTAATGTAATTTGAGTAGATGAATTTACTGTAATAGTAGTTCCATTTGCAATATTTGAATTTCCAGTAATTAAATCACCAGTATTTAATCCAGTAGTATTGTCTAAAGTTAAAGTTGTAGCTCCATTTGATGCATCAGCAGTAAGTACTTTATCACTAACTGAATCCCCTAATGTAATAGTTGGGTCATTTATAGTAATTGAATTTGAATTTACAGTGGTTGTAGTTCCACTAATTTTTAAATTTCCTCTTACTACAACATCTCCTCCTGATGCACCTCCCGCAGGAAATGGGTCAATAACAATAGTTTGCCCATTAGCATCTCCAGAAATAGTAGCACCCTTTATTCTAATATCACCAAAATCTACTGTAGTTGATGATGTACCTAAATTTACTGTTGTGGCTGCACCAAACGCATTAATAGTAGTTGCAGTCGCATTTAGTAAATTAAATGTATTTGATCCTGTGGTCAAACTTGATCCATCAATATTTAAATTATTATCAATATCAACATTTGCGGTGGAAAATTGAATAAGTTCTGAATTATCAGTTGTGATAATATTAATATATCTATTATTGCCCTCTTTAATAGAAAATGAATTTGAAATATTATCTTTTATATTTACATTAGTCGCAGAGTTAGATACGATAATATCTCCACCCTGAACAGTTAAATCTGCAGTTACAGTTAAATCAGAAACTGAAAATGTATTAAGAACACTTAAAGTATTAACAGTTGCAGTTCCACCTACATGTAAATTTCCTGCAATTCCAACTCCTCCACTTATAGTTAGTGCGCCTGTAGTTGATGATGTTGATGCTGTGATATCATTGATTTTAATCGCAACATTATCTGCAAAATTCCAGTCTGCACCTGTAATTTCTAATCTATCATCAGTAGCTTCATCATACGTAATTTTTGTATCTTTACTTGTACCAAAAGTTAAAAATGTATTATCTGGTATTACTATTTCTCCGTTTCCATTTGGGGAAATATTAATATCTCCATCTGAATTAGTAGATGATATTACATTTCCATCTAATCTAAGATTATCTACATTCCAAACATTAATTTTATTTGCGGAATCAACAATTACAGCAGAATTTGCAGTCAGTGTTCCATGCCCATGATCTAGTAAATCAGTGAAATATTTTCCTCCAATAGCTTCAATATTTGCTGCCAATCCACCAGTTTCTGTTCCAGTGCCAAGAAACAATTTTCCATATGATGTCACTGATGCGTTTTGTGCATCAGTATAAGTAGAAGTTCCCCAAGAATATCCTAATTCTCCTTGCCCCAAATTTGGAACATTAGAAGTACTGGATCTTTTTATTTTGATGAGAGTTGACATGGTTTGTACCTATGGTAAATTAATAGTTTCCTGCATCAATAGTAAGACCAGATGCATCTAGTTTATTAGTTGCATTCCAAGTTTGAGTAGTGGCATCATATTGCAACAACGCTCCATTTTGAGCATTACTTGCATTAACATCACCCAAAAAATATAATCTTTGAGTAGTATTAGTTGCAATAGTAATAACTTGTGGTTGGTTTAGAACTTCTATTTGGGCTCTCATGTTACTCCTGGATTAATGGTAATGATTCCTTCTATTACTCTAACTTTTTTCCCGGAAGAATCTTCGATTACTATATCGTATAAATATCTTCCTTGCTCCATAGAAGAAGTTTGTGCCGAAGTAAGAGCAATTATAATAATACCAGTACTTCTATTTGAGTTAAATGTCACATTAAATGTGACAGAAGTAGAACTATAATATGATTTTTTTATTTTTGCAGAAGCCGTATACCCAGTTAAATTCCACGGAGCATTGTTATCATCATATACAGTAAGCTGTGCATTGAAATCAGTTCCCTGATCAACCGATAAATTTTTTACCGCTGCCATGAAGAAGCCACTAGAATATAGATTTCAATATTATTTATAATAATAGTTCATTTCTTAATTAACAAATTCATTACTACATGTTGTTGCATGTGATACAATCTAGCAAATTCCTTTGCGATTTGTTTGGCCCCTTCTTCATTCAATGTATCAATATCATTATAAATTTTCTGAAGAGTAAATTGTTTAGTGAGAGGTAGATCGTTCATTTAATTCTAATAGCAAATTTTTAATTTGAGTCATTTCAGATTTTAAATCATGTAGATCATTTTCAATTTGATTAATTTTATCGAATTTGGTTTTTCGATTTTGATAACTTTTCATGTATGACTCATATTCATATAAGTTATCATTTATTATGGCACCACTTTCAACATCTCTATATAGACCTGGATGACCATCTACCATTAATTTTTTCATAATTTTAAACTGCGAGAGAGATAGCTCTAAAGTTTCTAATTTTAATGATATTTGTTTGATCTTCTGCAATCATGCAAATTTTCACTGCGTATTGTTTAAATTCTGGTAAATTTTTCAATTCAAATTCAAAGGCTTTATAATCATTTGAATTTGAAGATTTTGGATATGATAGGGATGGCACTTCAACATAACCACTCTGATTAAATGAAGTTAAATTGCCATCTCCAACAGCTTTAACAAATACTTTTATGTCAGAATAAGATCCATTTAAACCTTGAGTTCTAACTGCATCAAAGAATACTTTAATTGATGTAGAAACTCCTTCTAAAGTAACTTTTTTAGTTATATATGATGAATAAAATCCAGATGACGGAGTTAATTCTGCTGAAATATCAATATCATTATCTATAAGTTTTTTACTCAATCTGTTTGATACTGTATTAATAGAGGACCCATATAGTTCTATGATAGGACTTACATTATCAGAAGATGAAGACATATTTACATTTAATTTCAATGTAGTCGGGGATCCTGGATAATATACTGCAGTATTTGGGGAAGAAGCAATCAATCTAGATGAATTCATTTTACAATATTTTTTATTTTCAATGGATTCTTGATTTAATTGACTAAATGAATTCTTAGGTCCATATAAAGAACTTCCACTTACACTAGTAAATGTTATAGACATATCCGTAGATGGAAGAACTAAATTATTTAAATTTGGATATAATTCTTCATATTGAATATTTCTAGAAGCTTTTGCAGTATCTCCTCCACTTCTTAAATCTAATGATGCTTTACTGATAGTTGAAATTTTATAATTATCAAAATCTATTACATCTACTATTTTATGTACTTTATTAATTTCTATTAATGGAATGCCATTTAAATTATAACACATTACAGGAGAATTTAAAGAATGGCCAGTTGCAACAGTACCGGCAATACCTCTTTCCGAAACACTTAATGTATTTCCTGATTTTGAAGTATATTTTATAATTTCATTATCTATCATTAAATATCCAGGATTAGAAGCACTGACTGGAAATCCATTAACTGTTTGCCATGTAGTTGATGATGCATTTCCTACCGTAATATTTCCAATGTATGTGGATGTAATTGAAGTATTTAATATTGTTGCAGGTGCATCTGAAGTAATACCTGAAATTCTAACATAATTTTGTGTAGTATTCATACAATGATTTGGCTGGAACACAGTAATATCAGATGAATTTAAAGTCATTTGCAGCGGACTTTGAATTAAAGTCACATCTGCAACTGGATCATTATTTAAAACGCATGTATATGTTGAATTTGTAGCAAATTTTGCTCTATTGATAGTAAATTTAATATCTTCAAATTGATCTGGAGTCCATGTAGACATATTCTGAGATTTAAATAGTGATCCAGAATATGGTTGTTTATCAATAGCGTATGAAGTAGTTACATCAGCTTCATTAAGTCTAGAAATCCAAATTTTGTATAATTTTGAATCACTTTTTACTACAAATGCATAATACGTATCTTGATTTAAATATACTAAAGATGGAAATGTAAATTTGGTCGCACGAGAAGCATCGGAAGAAATGTTTACATTAGATGCCTGAACTATTGCAACTGAGTTTGGAACTACAGTATTAGTAAGTGTTCCGTTTTCCATTGTTCTAATTTCGATAGAAACTGGAGTTGTGGAATCTTTTGACTGAAAATATAAATCAATTGAAGATAGGAACACTCCACCCTGAGAATCTACATAGAATGATTGAGCTACTGGATCTCCTCCACCAGCCGGTGGAGGTGGTGGTGGGAATGCAATAAATCTTACTGTGGTTCCTCTAATTGGACCAGAAGAAATTTCTGGCAAATCCAGCGACATAACGTTACTGGTTAAATTCACAGTAGTTCCTAAAGTATCATATGTAGCTACTGCACTAGTCTCGGAAATACCATAAATTGAAGTTCCAGTAACTTGGTCGCAAACTTTAAAGGATAAGTTGCCAGTCTCAAAAGTATCTGGAGGAATTACTAGAAATGCTTCCAAGCTACCAGCTGCATCTGTTTTAACTCTGGCTAAATTTAGTAAAGTTACTTTTCCAATTGCACCAGAAGTTTCTCCAATAATATAAAATGTAGAATTTAAAATTGTTGGATTTAACTGAGTTCCATCAGACGTAGTTGGTGGCTGTATTGATAGATATGTACTAGATGAAGTATAATTTCCCAGCGATGAACTAATTACAGTAGTTTCTATAGTAGTTGATTCTGGAGGAGTAGTTACTGTATTAGTATTGGATAAAAATACCTTTTCTCCAATTACAAAAGTTCCAGTCCTCTCGGTCATATCAATAATGTCCAGTGGAAAAATCATTTCATCATGTAGAACTTCATCAACAAAGAAATGAATTACAGTATTGGCTTTTAACTTATTGGCACTTAAATAAACTAGTCTAGAACGAACAAACCTGTTTACTTCAATATTATTAATACTATCTCCAACTTCAATATCTTGAGTAAATGTTGTAAATGTATTGTCTACTTCTCCAACATTACTAACATTTAATGTTCCCCCTGCAACTTGAAGTCTAGGAACAATATTTCTATTCCAATCATTCCATTGATCTGCTAATGCAGTTGTGCGATCAAATAGTGCTCTAAAAGGAGTGCTTAAATCTATTTGTTGAGTGTTAGTCTCAGTTCTAACAGTATCAAACCATACATCTTTATTTGGTTGTAAATTAATTTCTCCATTCCATGAAATAACTTCAAATGGTTGTAGATTTTCTACTCTACTAGCGTATTGCTGACTAATATATTCATTTTCAGTGTACGGTAAAGTTACTATAGATCCTGACTTTACTGTAGTTGATGCTTGATCATAATTTACTCCAATTTTAGTTGCATATGGATATGGCCTCAATATTGCATTATCAGTATCAATAGATGCAGTATAATTAACATTATTTAAATCTGCAAAATCAGTAGTTTTAAAATTATCTGCAATAAATCCAGTTTTAAATCTATTATTTCCAAATTCATCTAGTATTAATAAACTGTTGGTTCCAATTTCTAGTAGATTTAATGATGTTAAATTTTCTACGGTTTCTAAACGTTTATCAATTGATGAAATATCTTTCATTGTATAACGTTTAAAATCACTAATTTTAACACTTGCCAGAGAAGCATCCTTCATGTATGGTGGAATTGTTACTGTAGCCAGTAACAATGAATTTTGAACTTCTTGAGGTTCTTGTGGAAAATTAGATTCGGATCCTTTTAGTACTAATAGATTGTTATTTTCATCTAAAAATATTTTATCAATTCTTCCAAGATAATAATCATAATCTGCACTAATAATTTCACCTGGATATGTAAATGCAGTAATTGGTCTATTTGAAAGAGATATAGAATTAAACAAATCAAATGCAGAATTAGTTTCTACAAAAGGAGATGATAATGTGCCAGAAGTTCCTGAAACTGAAGACGGTAGAGTTTCATATCTAAAATCTACAATATCAGTGTACGCAATCCCATTATATGTTGTGGGTGTAGTTGAAAATGGTTCTTCCGTAAAATTATATGAATTTGCAGTGTAAAAATCATTCGATGTATTGGAATGAATATAATAATCAAATATTACAATAAATTTATTTGTTGGAATTGGCCTTCCATCGTTTCTAACTAATTTTGAAATATTATAAAATTCAGTGGAATCATTCTTAACTAAATTAAAATTGTTTGTAATATCTATGTAATTTCCATGTGTAACTGAAGTAATAAATTTACCTTGCACATTAGAATTTCCTGCGACTACAATTTCTAGAGGTTGAGTAAATGTAACTGGAAATTTATTGGATGTTAAATATTTAATATATAATGTATTTCCACTTATAGAAATAACTCTAGCATTAGCTAATTCATAATAAATTATATCTCCTACTTGTATTTGGCTTGAGCTATTTACTACAACTTTATCAAATAAAGATGTATTTGCATCTGATGCAGATGTAGCTTCATGTATTGCATGAATTCTATATACATCAGCAAATTTTAATGAAATTTCTTTATCTGAAATTCTAGTTCCATATTTGACGTTTGAACTATTTTTTTGCTTATCTACCAATAAACATGTAAATTTATTTGCGGTTTTGAGTTTTAATGATGGATTATTTACTCTTACTTTATATGTAACTAATACTGAAGACCCAATTAATGTACTATCAACGTCTAAACGCACACTATTTGACTGAGAAGATTCGTTTACTGTATAATTAATATTTCCTGTGGAACTATTTGAAACACTTATATCTCCGGTTGATATAGAATAATCTGAAGTTGTTGAAATGATAATAGACGCACTTGAGCTGACAACTTTAAGTTCATTTACTATTTTATAATATGATAAATCTGTTGTTTCTTTAACCGTATTTGGAAATTTAGAAAAGAAATTTGCTCCAAAAGTTTTTAATTTTGGAACTAATTTTTTAATAGAATAATAATTTCCATTTCCAATACCAGGAGAAGATAGAGTTACCGATTCTCCTGAAATTGACTGTATTGTAACAATACTAGTTGCAATTTCAAGTTTCATTCCAGCTTTTAAATCTCTTGAAAAATTAGTAGAGATTCCAGTTAAAATATTATTTGATACTGTAAATGAAGATCCAGAAATTGAAATTTTTTCCAATTCTAATTCAGCAGTTGCTCCATTGGATGTAATAATTGAAGTTATATTTTCAATTTTATAATTTACTGCACTATTAATAATGTATGATGCTGAATTATTACTATTAGTAAATGATACTCCACTGGAAAAATCTCCAGTGGTTTGTCGCACAGTAATGTTGTTGCCAGTTATTCCATGAACAACGCCTTGATTTCCATTAGATCCAAAAATAAAATCTCCAACTACTAAAGCTGGATTTGTGTCAAATGTAGTGATAGTAGAAAATAACGTAACATCACAAACAAATAGTCTTCCACTAGAAATTAATCCCAACGATCTACACTGACCAATTTGAGTTCCTGAACTTAATAATTGAATTGTAGCTCCAAATGGAATTACTCCACCTGTAATGGTATTAACCTTTAATGTAAAATAATTACCAAAAATTGAAGAAATTCCTTGATTATTCAAAGATAAAAATGATCTAGGTTTTTCTACTGTTAAATATTTTTTACTTGTATTGGTAAGTTCATATCCTTTCACGTATGCCTTTAGTGGATCTAGTTCAATAGTATAGTAATCTAACCCATTAATTGCATTACCATCTTCTGCAGTTACAGGTCGATTTAATATTTTTTTTCCATCTGGAAGTGTATCATTTAATTTATAGACTCCATTATTCTTTCCAGTATTATAAGTTTCACGAATTCTAAGATTAATATCATTAAGAGTATAATTTCCAGACTCATCATAAGTTCGTCTAGCTAAGTTTTTTTCTAATTCATCGTAAACTGAAACTTCAACTTGTTCAACTAACTTTCCTCCATCCAGTCTAAGTAATTCAATAAATGCCGAGTCAGTTCCAAAATTAATATCTTGTTTTGTCAGTACTGCATCTATTTGTAATCTGTCTGCACCCGGAGCAGTGTAGTTGGAAGAACCAACAGCATTATCATACAAAGTAGAATCTGTTTCTGCAGTTACTATAGACTCTTGTATAGATAACCCAATTTTATAAGATGGATAGTTGGAATATTGATCTAATATAATAGTTTGTGTAGGTACAGTTACAAAAAATCCACGAATAAAAAATATTCCTTCTGTGATGTAAGCAGCACTTCCAACATAATCTGTAGCATTTTGAGATGCTGTCACTGCTACTGGATTATTAAATTCATCGACTAAAATTTCACCACTAGCAAATTTGGCAAACTGAGTTCCATTTACAATATTTCCAGATGAAATATATTTTACATACAATGTAGCTACGGATTTTTCAGATTCTTCAGCACTAATACTATTAACTACAGTTGCAACTACATTACTTGTTAATCCTCTAACAGTCTTTTCAACTAAATTTTCTCTAATAGTTTCAAAACTAATAGAGTTTACAGTTGGCTGTACTAATACTGCATGATATTGAGTATTATAACCTGTTTGGCCAGGAATAACTACCGAACCTTCTTTAAATACATGCT